TGAAGCATGGGATGAAGAAGAAGAAAACTATGAAGAAAAAGAAGAAAGGGTACTAGTGCCCAAGGAAAAGACCGAAGAAGTTGTTGAAGTTTTTGTCACTGGTGTTTCTATGAGTGGTGGCGGTGGAATAGGATTGGAAAGCGATGATCGATCTGATCAGAGAGATCAAGAAGCAGATCCGGCTCCAGAAAACAGCGATAGCTAGCGAGATGGTTGAAGGTCGCATGAGCGACTTTCAGTCGTACAGCAAAAACGTCGGGATTGCGGAAGGCTTAGAACAGGCTTGCGCATTGATCGATGAAACGATGAAAAAAATGAATCAGGAGGATGAATAATCATGTCTCATCCGCATGCAAAAGACCTCATCACAGATGAGCAGACCAATGCGACGTTAGGGTCGCACCAGTTCCCCAAGCCACTGGGCTGGAAAGTATTGGTTCAGCCTAATCAAGCCAAGGCTAAAACAAAAGGTGGCATTTTCCTTCCGGAAAGCTCCAAAGACAATGAAGAATACCTCACAGCCCACGGCACAATTCTTGCTATGGGTGAATTGGCGTATCGAGACCGTGACACAGGCCAAGCATGGAAAGGCCAGTGGCCAACAGAGGGAAACTCTGTAACATACGGCAAATACGCAGGTCAAAAATTAACAATCAATGGCGTCAAAATGTTGCTGCTTAATGATGACGAGATCACATCGGTCTTGCCAGAAGGCGTCAGCATTGCAGCGTATGTGGAGTGAGGTAAGCCATGAATGAAAGTGTAGTTCTCGAAGAGCTCGAGAAAGAGATCGCTGAGGCCAAGAAAACTTCTGGCCAAGACGACAACTTTGAAATTGAAGTCACAGATGAGTCTGATTCCCCAGAGGAAAAGCAAGAAGCTGTGAAAGAAGACTCTGAAGAAGAATACAGCGGCAAAGTCCAAAAGCGAATCAAAAAGCTAGTGGACCAACGCAGAGAAGCTGAGGTTCAGGCTCGCCAGTACCAAGAAGAAACAGCGCAGCTGAAGTCTCGTCTTGAGCGTCTTGAAAAAGGCAATGAGCACCAAGCCCAAGATCAATTCAACACGCGATACAAGCAGACTCGCGCTGCTCTTTCCAAAGCTGTTGAAGAAGGCGACACAGAAGCTCAAGTGTCTTTCAGCGAGCAGTTGGCCGACATGAGAGCAGCCATGCGAGTCGCTGAGATGCAAAGGCAGATGGCCCAGCAACAAGCAGCCTCCCCAACTGTGGGTCGCGCAAAACAGGCCGCTCAGAATCCACCTCCGCAAAAAGCAATGAGTTGGTGGGAGAAAAACAGATGGTTCGACAGCAATGGTTTTTCGCGGGAAACAGCCGCAGCAAGAGCGATTGATGTGCAGTTGGACCTCGAAGGATTCGACAAAGAATCTGACGAATATTACGATCAGTTAGATTTTCGTTTACGAAACGTGTTTCCCGAGCTAAACTCGGGGAAAGTGCAAGGCAAACCACGAGCAAAAAGCAGAGCACCAGTAGCGCCAACTGCAGGCGGTTCAGGAGCACCTCGCACAAATGGCAGGACAAGAATGACTCAAGATCAACTCCGAATGGCCAGAGAGCTGGGCATCACTGACGAAAAAGGGCTGAAGCAATATGCAGCTGAAATTCAAAAACAGGCAAGGAGCTAAGTCATGACAAAGTCCCGCAATGTACGCGCAGCTGAGACTCGCGAAGAAGTCCGTGCAGAAGAGGCTCGTCCTTTGACCGCATGGAAACCACCATCGTTGTTAGATGCACCGAAGCCTCGTCCTGGCATGGTCCAACGATGGGTAACAACCTCGATTCAGGGTAAGGACTCGCCAGACAACGTATACAAGCGTATGCGTGAAGGTTGGTCCGCACGCCCTGCTGATACCGTTAAAGATGAGTTGTTTCCGACCATCAACCACGGCCAGTGGGCAGGATCTATTGGAATTGAAGGCATGCTGCTTTGCGAAATGCCTGTTGAACAACGAGAGTCGCAGAAGGCTTGGTACAACAACAGGAACAAAGAGCAGAATGAATCCATTTCTGGAGAGCTTGATGCGTTAGGACAGAATAATGGGCAGCCGATTTATCAAGATCGGAAGTCTGAAGTTAGCCGTGGCAGATCGGTTTCTGTCATGAATGATTAATCTTTAACGCTAAGGAGCGATAATATGGCAAATGTAGATGCCGCATTTGGGTTCGTCCCAATTCGCCACATGAGCGGTAATGCACCTCGTGCTAATAAGTATACCATTGCTAGTGGTCTTGCTGAGAACATCTTTATGGGTGATCTGGTGATTCTGATTAACACAGGTCTGCTTACTCCGCACACAGCAACAGAGACCAACAACATTGGTGTTTTTGCTGGTGTGTCTTACACCGCTGCAGATGGTTCGTATGTTTATAGTGAATACTGGCCTTCAGGCACAGTTGCTACAGACATCATAGCATATGTGTATGACGATCCATACACTGTTTTCAAGGTTCAGTCTGCTGGAACCCCAGCCCAGACGAATATCGGCAACTGTGCTGATGTTGTTGCTGGTGCAGGTTCAACTTTGACTGGTCAATCTGGTTTTGAGATTAGTGGAACAATGGCTGCAGGTATTGCTACTTGCAAAATCCTTGCTCTGCATGAAACTCCAGACAACGCATTCGGCGCAAATGCTATCATGGAGGTGTTAATCAATGAGCACATCCTTGGTACAAATGTAGCTGGTATATAAGGAGGGTCTGAACGATGGCAATGAATAGAGCATCATTTGCAAAAATGCTTGAGCCAGGACTGAACACTCTCTTCGGTCTTGAGTACGACACATATCCAGCTGAGTATGCTGCGGTATTTGAAAGCAACACTTCGCAGAAAGCATTTGAAGAAGATGTCTTGCTGCAAGGTTTTGCATCAGCTCCAACTAAAACTGAAGGTGCGGCTGTATCTTACGATGCTGCTTCCCAACAGTGGACTGCTCGCTACCAGCACGAAACGATTGCTCTGGCATTCTCAATCACTGAGGAAGCTGAAGAGGATGGCCAGTATGGCTCAATCGCTTCTCGCTACACAAAAGCTCTTGCGCGGTCGATGGCTTCGACCAAAGAGATCAAGGCTGCTAATGTCTTGAACAATGCGCAAGCTGGTGCCTTCACAGGTGGTGATGGTGTTACTCTTTTGAGTGCTTCGCATCCAACCACAGGTGGAGTTCAGTCCAATGTTCTTGCAACAGCGGCTGACCTCTCTGAGACTTCCCTCGAATCTGTCCTAATTCAGATCTCTGATATGAAAGACGATCGTGGGCTCCGGATTGCTGCTCAAGGTACTCAGCTGGTTATCCCAACTGCATACCAGTTCGTAGCAGAGCGTCTCTTAGAGTCCAATCTGCGCACAGGAACAGCAGACAACGACATCAACGCGGTTAAGTCTGGCGGCTACCTGCCCAAAGGCTATCATGTGATGCGTCGCTTGTCGGATGCTGATGCTTGGTTTATCCAAACTGACGTTCCTGATGGTCTGAAAATGTTCCAGCGTTCGCCTATGAAAAAAGGCATGGAAGGTGATTTCGAGACTGGCAATGTTCGCTACAAAGTTCGCGAACGCTACTCTTTCGGCTTCACTGACTGGCGTGGCATCTTCGGCTCAGAAGGCGCATAAAAATTGGGGAGGGCAGCTGTCCTCCCTTTCATCCTGACAGCGAGAGCTGACTTAACCCAGACAGGAGATTCATAATGGGTACTACAACTTTTTCAGGACCAGTCAAAGCTGGACCAATCAAAGTAACAACAGGCACAACAGTCGGTTCTGACATGAAGAACACAGGCTTTGCTGTTCTTTCTCAGACAGCTGCGATTGACCAGACTGCCACAACCACAACAACAGACATCATAATCCCACCAAACAGCCAGCTAATATCAATTGATGTTACTGTGACCACAGCTTGGAGTGGTGGAGCAACGACTCTTGGTTTGGGTGGTGTTGGTGCGGCAACCACTCTGACTGCTGCAGGAGCTATTCAAGGCAATGCTGTTGGGATTGTCGCTGCTAGTCCTGGAACAGACGCGACTCGCACAGCCAAGTGGCTCAACACAGGCACAGGCGATCACAGGCTAATCGTGACCACAGCTAACACAGGCAATGGTGTTGGTGCTGTGACGGTTGTTTATGCTCAAAGCAACAACGTCACATAAAATTAGTTGGTGGGTGCAAAGCCCACCAATAATTTACAGGAGGGTCATAGATGGCTAATATTACGAGCGTAAAAACGCTTTCTGAAAACACCAACGAAGTGGTCATGGCATTCCAATTGCAATACGTTGACGCTGGTGATGAAGATGCTGTAAAAAAAGTTGATGTGTCAACTTTGGCAAAAAGTGCTGCTGGTGTTTCTTGCAACTCTGTCAGTCTTTTGGAGTGCTGGTGGATAATTCAAGGCATGACGGTTCTGGTGGAGGCAGATGCTGGAACAGATGTTATTATGATGCACATGGCTGAGGATGATATTGGTTATCAAGACTTCAGCAAGTTCGGTGGGTTGCCTTCGACTGTAGAATATGGCAGCACAACTGGAGACATAATGTTCACCACTACTGGTCTTGGTGCAATTGGAGACACATACAACATCGTGCTGCGGATGAAAAAACACTACTCATAGGAAAACCAAATGGCGACATCGAACACATATGCTTTTCGGCCAGATGTTGAAGAGATAATCGCTGAATCATTTGAGCGGTGCGGGATTGATGACGAAACTCGGACAGGCTATCAGGCCAAAGCAGCTCGCAGGAGCCTTAATTTGCTTTTCAGCGAGTTTGCTAACCGTGGCATAAATTATTGGGCTGTCCAGAATAATACATTGGCTTTGGTGAAAGACCAGATCACTTATACGTTGCCAGTCGGAACCATAGATATGATAGATGTTGTGATTCGACAGACAGCAAATGGCACCACCACTGACACCACCATCCAAAGAGTAAGCCTTTCTGCATACAACCAACTGCCAAACAAAACATCTTCTGGCAAGCCAAGCCAATACATGCTGGACAAAACCTACACCCCAACGATAAATGTTTGGCAAGTTCCGGACACTGGTGACTACAGTTTGCTTTATTGGTCAATAAACCAACTCGAAGATGTAACAGCCAGCAACCAAGATGCAGACATTCCTTACAGGTGGACGGATTGTCTTTGTGCTGGTTTGGCGAGCAAGCTGGCAATGAAATATGCTCCTGATAAATTCAACCTGTTAAATCAGGTTTATGAAAGAGCATTCGAGTTCGCAGCAGCCACAGACAATGATGGCGTTTCAATGAGAGTCCGACCAAGAGGATTGAACCTTTACTGATGGCAAGAGTTAGGTATGCAAAAGGCAAGAAATCTTTAGCGATAAGTGATCGCTCTGGACTACGTGTGCCTTATACTCAGCTCAAGACAACTTGGGATGGCCTCAGAGTTTCCCCAGAAGATTGGGAGCCGAAGCAGCCGCAGTTGACTCCTGCTAAGAATGTTGTTGACGCCACAGCTCTCTTCAGCCCAAGACCAGACAATGACCCAGAAAATGTTGAGGTATTTATAGGGTTTAATTTCGACATATTTGCTGATCGCAGATTAACAACTAATGTTGGGATTGCGGGCACAGCGTTCTCAGGGCAAATATCCAACTTTGAAGTAATCAACACATCCCAGACAGGTGTGGGCGGCACAGCAGCGGTTGGCAGCACGTCACTGTTTATCACGACAGACGTATCCGCAACAGGCCTTTCTGGTTCTGGTGAAGTTGCAATAGATGTAGCAGCGGTGCAAACTTTAGCAGTGACAGTGCAAAATGTTGGTGGGGCAAACAAATACTTCATTGCTGGTGTTCAGCAAGACACGCTGGAATTGATGGAAAGCAGGACATACTATTTCGATCAATCCGACGGCACCAACTCTGGACACCCATTGAGATTCAGCACAACACCCAATGGCACGCACGGTGGAGGCAGCGAGTACACAACAGGAGTGACAACTTCTGGGACTCCAGGAAATGCTGGGGCTTATACCCAAATAGTTGTTGCTTCCAGTGCACCGACATTATTCTATTATTGTTCGGTACATAGTGGCATGGGCGGTCAAGCAAATACTCCTGTATTTGCTTCTGTATTAGTTGAATTAAGCGAGATCGTAACTGGTGTTGGTGGCTCTGGTGATGTTGGCACAGGCGTTATTGAAGGATTGCCGACAGCTACTGGTGTTGGTGGCACAGCAGCTGTCGGCAATGTTGTTTCTGTTGAGGCATTCGGTTGGGGAATAGGTGCTTGGGGCCAAGGCGGCTGGGGTGATCTTAATGGAAGTCCACACACCGCTGGTCTTGGTGGCACAGGTGGCGTAGGAATTGAAGGCATTTCTGCGGATGCAATAATTACTGAGACTGGCGTTGGTGGTTCGGGTGCTGTTGGCAACGAAGCTATAAATGCAGATGGAATATTTAATGTCAGCGGCACAGGTGGCACAGCAGCCGTTGGGTCTGAGGCAGTTGCGCTTGACTCTAATATTACAGTTAGTGGTCTTGGCGGCACAGGTGGTGTAGGGGATGAGGTTCCATTTATAGATACAGCTTGGGGTGATGGGACTTGGGGTTCTGGGGTTTGGAATGCAAACATTCAGCCACCTATATCTGGTTCTAATGGCACAGGCGGTGTTGGCTCTGTTAGCGCAGTTACTATCACAACTTGGGGTCAAGGCGGCTATGGTGAAGGAACATGGAATTGAGGATGAATAGATGAACTACACAGAACTCAAGGCCAACATCCAAGACTTCTTAGAGGATGACTCAACAGAGTTCGTCGCGTCAATTGACACGATCATCGCACAGGCTGAAGAGATGGTTTTCCAGAGGCTCCCAAACATGCCCTGTTTCCGACAGACATCTTCTGCAGCTAATTTGGTTGTTGGCACAGCTTCATATACAATTCCAACAGCTCGGATGATCCGTCAGGTTTCCATAACAGATACAAATGTTGTTACGTATCTTGACCACAGAGTAGATTCGTACATCCGCGACTATTGGCCGAATGCAACGACTCAAGGCACACCACGCATGTACAGCACCGATAGTGCAGGGACAGCTGGAACAGTGATTACATTGGCACCAACACCATCAGCCACCTTGGCCTATAGTGTGGACTTTATCGCGCCTGAGACGGGTCTGAGCAACGGCAATGCCAACACTTGGATAGGAACTAATGCATCAACAGTTCTACTTTCTGCGGCTCTGTTCGAGGCATCAGCATTCCTCAAGGCACCAGAGACGCTGTCTCTTTACAAAACTCAGCTTGACGAAGCTGTCCAGTTAACAGTACAAGAGATGCAAAGGAACTATACAGCAGAATATAATGGAGGCATATAATGGCTATAACACAAGCAATGAGTACACTGTTTAAAAAAGACGTATTGTTGGGTGATCATCACCTAGACAGTGACGTAATAATGGTTGCGCTTTACACAAGCAGCGCAACACTTAATGCGACCACTGATGGTTACATAACTTCTGGTCAGGTTGCCAACGGCAATGGCTACGCAACTGGCGGCGTTGCATTGGCAAACAAGGCAGTAACAGAAGACACCAACAGTGCCAGCACAACTGCTGGAAGTGGCATTTTTGATGCGGATGACCCACAGTGGACAAGCGCAACATTTACTGCTCGTGGCGCATTGATTTACAATAAAACGCTGGGCGATGCGAGTTCAAACGCAAGAGGAGCAATTGCCATTCTTGATTTTGGCGGTGACTTTTCTGTATCTGGTGGTACTTTCCGCATCGTATTTCCCGCTGCAACCCGAAACACCGCAATTGTAAGGATCGATTGATATGGCTTCATCCTATGATAATGACTTACGCCTCAATGAAATGGCGACTGGCGATCAGTCGGGCGCATGGGGTACGGTCACAAACCTAAACTTAGAAATGATTGCGGAGGCGTTCAGCTACGGCACACGCGCTATTGCCAATGCCTCCACAGACAACATAACACTCGCGGATGGCGCACTGGACGCTGACCGCAGTATGTATCTAAAGCTGACTGGTGGTGGTCAGGCTTGCACAGTAACATTTTTGCCAGCAACCATCTCAAAGGTCTGGCTGATTGAGAATGCTACAAGCTACACTCTGACATTCACCCAAGGATCAAATGGTGCAAATGTTGCAGTGCTTGCTGGTCAGGTCAAAATGATAGCCACAGACGGTGGTGGCAGCACAAACGGCGTTGTCTACGATTTATTTACAGATGTAAATTTTGCTGGAACAACACATTTTGACAATATTGATGTAGACGGCACAACTAATCTTGATGCTGTTGATATTGATGGCGCAGTTCAGCTAGACGCAACTCTGACTGTAGGTGCTAACGACCAAGGCTATGACGTTACCTTGCACGGCGATACTGCTGATAGGAATGTTGTTTGGGATAGTAGTGCTAACTCACTTATATTTGCTGACTCAACCTCTGCAAAGTTCGGAAATAACGAAGATTTGCAAATTTATCACAATGGCTCTGATAGCTATGTAGATGATGCTGGAACAGGTGGGCTAATCCTTCGTGGCAATGCCGCAGTGACCATTGGCAAGCACACTGGTGAAACAATGGGTTATTTTGTAGCTGACGGTGCAGTTACTCTTTATCATGACAATGCAGCTAAAATAGCTACAACAGCCACTGGGGTAGAAGTCACTGGCGCAGCAACAGTAGGCGGCGCATCGGTCAAAGTTGCTGGTAAAGAGACGATATATGTCCCAGCAGTTGCTATGTATGCCTCGACAACAAATGGTTGCGCAGGGCCAGAGCAAGTTGAAACAACAGCTTTGCGTCCTGATTTAAAAGTTTTGGACTTTGCGGCTGATGCGGATGATTTTGCTCAGTTTGCTGTAGCCATGCCTAAGTCTTGGAACGAAGGAACTGTTACCTTTCAGCCTTTCTGGACTGTGACAGGCACAAATACAGGCACAGTGGCTTGGCAATTGGCAGGCATCGCTGTTAGCAACGATGACACCATAAACACAGCATTTGGCACTCAAGTGGCGACTACTGCTCTTGCATTCTCTGGCACGTCAAATGACTTGATGGTTAGCGCAGAAAGTGGCGCAGTGACAATCGCAGGAAGCCCAGCCGCAAATGATATGTGCTTTTTTCAGATTAATCGTGACACTAGCGCGGATGATCAAACAGGAAATGCAAGGCTCTTGGGTGTAAAAATATTCTTTACTACAGACGCAGCAAATGATGCATAGGAGGGAAAATTGACTGGTTTTGGAATTAATGTTTTAGGGTTTGGTGGTGTTGGCAGTACAAACCCACCATTTACTTCTCAAGTGTTCACAAGTGGTGGAACATACACTCCAACTCCTGGAGCTAGGTCTGCACTTTTTATGGCGTTTGGTTCCAGAGGAGCAGGTCCAGGAGGGGCAACTTCTTATGCTGGGGGTGGTGGTGGCTATGGAGAAAAATATGTTTCTAGCTTAAACTCTAGCTACAGCATATCAGCTTCCGCTGGGGGGACTTGTTCTGGTGGTGGTGCGTCAGCTTCTAGCACACCTAATTATAGTAGGAGTGGCAGTGGTGGATCAGGAGATTTTAGTGCATCTGGCGGCACTGGCGGCACTGGGAATCCTTATTATGTTGATGCCCCAGGAGGCAGAGGGTGCGGTGGCGGCAGATGCGGAAATGGTGGCAGTGGCGGCAACCGCCCCAGCGGTCCAGGATCTGGGACTACTGGAGCGGTTCCAAATGGCGGGAATGAGACGGGTGGGGTTTATGACGTGTCACCATATGGGATAAATTTTTCTTACAGTCGAGCGGCCTCTCAAGTCCCAGTATACTCCTCTGATGGCACAGATCACGGAAATGCTTTGGCTAGCCATTGCAACACCGCTGCTGGTGGTACAACCAATGCAGGTCAGCCAGGATGGTCAAGCACTGGTGCAAAAGTTGGTGCTGTTCTGATTTTAGAGTTTTACTAATGACGCTTGATAGGGGAAATATGGTGTACGTTCCAGTTGTAAAAAAATCGGATAACTCTGTTGAAAACTTCATCGACCAAGGTGACACACTTTCAAACAATGCTGTTAAGCCATTCAGTGAGGAAGACTATTTTCTTGGTACAAAAGCGTATTCTGAGCTTGAGCAGTTAAGACCAGACAGTGTTGATCTTCCAGCAGCCGTAAGGTGGAATCCAACAACCGAAAATATTGAGTGGTATACTGTTGAAAGTTCTGAGTAATGGATAAACGCACAGTGGCCTCTGCACATAGCAGAATTGATGATCTGAATGTCACCTTTGCATCTCTTCGCACAGAGGTGACTATACAGCACAAAGAGCTATTTACGAGGGTGAAGCGTTTAGAGGCGATTATGATCGGTGCCAGTGCGGCTATAATCGTGATGCTGATGACTGTACTAACAAAAATGGGATAAAACTATGACACCAGAGACGTTTGATAAACTCAAAGTTTTGCCGCGCCTGATGATGCTGGCTGTCACGGTGCTAACATATCAAAGTGTTCACTGGTTTATGTCCATACCTCCTGATCAAGTGACCAACGCACAGGCTGGACTCGTATCTGTGTGCATGGGTGCATTGACTGGCTGTTTTGGCATCTTCATTAATGGAGAAAAAACATGATGGCATTGCTCGGAAGTTTGCTCGGGTTCGGGAGTTCTTTTCTCCCTGAGGTTTTGGGATATTTCAAAGCCAACCAGCAGCAGAAACATCGCATGGAAATGATGCAGCTCGAAACAGAGCTCGCTCAAAAACGCTCTGAGATGAAGCTAGTGGAGCTAGACAAGCAAGCCGACATAGCAGAAACGAAAGGTTTGTATGAACATGACCGATCTATCGATGCTGGAGGATTTATCAACGCTCTTCGGGGTTCTGTGCGTCCTGTCATTACTTATGCCTTTTTCGGACTGTTCGTAGCTACGAAGGTGGTCATCATGGTTAAGGTTGGGCAGTCAGGTGGTGACTGGACAGAGGCTGTTGAGCTGATGTGGGATCCTGAGACTGCAGGATTGATGTCTGCGGTGTTGGCGTTCTGGTTCGGAAACAGAGCAATTTCTAAATATGCGAGGACCAGCTGATGGGATATAAATTAGGCAAAGGAAGTCTTTCTAAGTTAGAAGGAATCGACGATCGCATGGCGACTGTCGTCAAGTATGCCATCGGTGTTACCAAGCAAGACTTTTCAGTCATTTGTGGGTTGAGAACAATCGAAGAGCAGCGTGCTCTCGTGGCCAAGGGTGCCAGCCAGACCATGAATAGCAAGCACATAGGCGGTCATGCTGTTGACTTGATGGCTTATATTGATGGTGGTCGGTGGGAGCTTAACCTTTACGACGAGATTGCTGATGCCATGAAAGAAGCTGCTGCAGCCTCTGGAGTGAAGATCAAGTGGGGCGCAGCTTGGACAGTCGACTCTCTTGGAGATTGGGAAGGAACTGCAGAGAATGCAATGAATTCTTATGTTGACCTGCGAAGATCACAGGGCCGTAGGCCATTCATTGATGCACCTCACTTCGAGTTGGTCTTATAGCATGGCTCTCGCTCTCATACAATACAATCCAGGAGTTGTGAAAGACTCCACCGAGTATGGGGCAGGGAAAGCTGGGCCTTTCTGGGTGGACAGCGATCTCGTTCGTTTCGTTAATGGATATCCAGAAAAGATCGGTGGCTGGCAAAAAAGTGATATTTATTCTCTTGAGCCAGATGGAGATCCGAGCGGAAACAAGACAGCCATATCTGGGATATGCAGGCGCATGGTTTCTTGGCGGGGGATAATTGATGGTGTTGATCGGGTTGCAGTCAGCACAAATAATCATTTATACATTATTGAGAATGACGCACTGTACGATATTACACCGTTGCGGAAAACAACTTCAAACCTCACCAACCCACTCACCACAGTCAATGGCAGTACAACAATAACGGTGACAGACAATAGCCATGGCGTCACCACAGGTGATTTTGTTGTTATTAACTCTGCATCTGCGACAGGAGGCATCCCAGCCGACACGCTCAACAGAATGTCTGGCTATCAAGTCACACTCGTTAATGCCAACACATACACAATTGTATCTCCGACTGCAGCTAGCAGCGGTGCAACTGGTGGCGGCACTGCGATCGACATAAAATATTTAATCGGGAGTGCTGAAAATCTTGGGATACAAAGCTCTGTCCCTGCTCTTGGCTGGGGAATAGGGGGCTGGAGTCTAGGAGGCTGGAATGAACCCAGAACTGTGTCTGACGCAACAATAAACCTAGAGAATTCTTCTTGGAGTCTTAATCTCTGGGGAGAAGATGTGATTGCAACTTTGCGCAATGGGGCAATTTTTTATTGGGACACCTCTGCTGGGGTGGCGACTAGAGCTGTATCAGTTTCTAGCATCTCTGGGTCTGCAAGTGTTCCAGCAGTCAATAGAGTGACAACTGTGAGCTTCCCAGATCGACACTTCATTGTTGCTGGGGCCAGCATTTATGATCCTTCTGATGGGTCATCTGGGGATTTTGACCCAATGTTGGTGCGTTGGTCAACTCAGGAAGACTTTACGAAATTTGCTCCCACAGCACTTAACACAGCTGGCGATCAAAGGCTTGAGGTTGGAACTAAAATTGTCTCGGTAATAAGCAATAGAGAAGAAACAATAATCAGCACTGATGAGGCTGTTTATGGAATGACATTTGTTGGTGCTCCATTTATATTCTCTTTCCGACTCCTCGCAACTGGGGCAGGGTCTGCAGGAATAAATTGCATGATATCCGTCGATGGGACTGCTTATTGGATGGCTAATAAGTCTTTCTATTTTTATGATGGGGTTGTTAAGGAAATTCCTTGCCCTGTCAAGCACTATGTTTTCGACAGGCTCCAATCAAGATTCATCGACAAAACTGCTGTTGGCCACAATGTTGAGTTTAATGAGGTGTACTGGTTTTACGTTTCAAACCAAAACACAACAGAAGATCCAGACAATCCTGAGCCAGATAGTTATGTAGTTTATAATTACGCTGAGAATGCTTGGGTTGTTGGTTCTATGGACAGGACTGTCTGGAATGATGCATTTGGAGTTAGAGAAAAGCCATTTGCATTTTCTTCAGAAGGCTTCTTGTATAACCAAGAAACAGGAACCAGCGATGATGGTTCGGCTATGAATGCTTTTATTGAAGGCTCACCAAGAGAGTTGTCGGCTGAAGGGAATAATCTTTACATGATCGATAGAATAATCCCAGACATCACAATGGGTGCTAACAGCAACATTTCAGTTTTCATGAATTCTAGGAAATTCCCTAATGCTCCGGAAACGACAAAAGGACCATTTAACATTACTTCTTCGACGCAAAAAATAAACACCAGAGTTAAAGGCAGACAGATATCTTTTAAGTTCCAAAGCACAGGGACTCAAGATGAGTGGCAGCTCGGCAATTTTAGGATAGACACAAAACAAGCGGGGCCAAGATGACGACCGCAGCACCTCTGGCAGTTTTAAGACTGCCATCACCACCAGACAAATATCAACAGGGATATATGTCTCGTCTGACTAATACTCTTGAGCTAGAGAAGCAAGCATCATATTTTGCAAATGCAAGCAACATTAACACTTCCGTCGAACAGGCTGAAGCCACAGCGTGGTTCATTGGGTAATGGCTAACAATTACAAAAACGCGAAAGTTGATTTGACGGGAACAGGAGTTACTGTCCTTTATACAGCTCCTAGCGCGACCACCACATTGATCAAGTCATTGCTTGTTTCTGAAGACAGCGGCAATGCTGACACAATAACCGTCACAATAACAGATGCAGCAGCCTCCCCTGCGGTATTCTCTTTATTTAAAGTCAAGGCTGTGGATGCTAATGCAACTGTTGAGCTTTTGACGCAGCCTTTGGTTGTGCAAGAAGATGAGATAATCAAGGTCAACGCAGCCACAGGAAACAGGTTGCACGTTGTGGCGTCATTGCTGGAGATAACTTAATGATTTACTACTCACACAATATAAACTAAAAATAGTCAAAGGAATCTTTCATGGCTACAGCAGGTGCATTGACAGGACTGACAGGCGGGACGACTGAAGAGGAGTCTGTGCCTGTTGAATACGGTGTTTTTCAGAACACCACAGTCCAGAATCCAGACTCTGATTTAATGAATTATGGCACCGCAGCTGTTCCAACTCTGACTTGGGTGACTCAGATCCAAACAGGTGAGCGGAGTTTTGATCCGAGCAGCCAGTTCGACAACTCGATGCTTGAGGAATATCAAAAGCTAGTCGACTCTCAAGGCCAACCAACAGGCATGATGGGTCCAGGACAGATAAGCAAACAAGTCACTGGAGACATTGTCAGCCAAGTTGGCCAAACAATCGGAGCCTCAGCTGGGGCTGCATTGGTTGATCCATATATGTCGGGAGATGCTGGAGCCAAGCTGTTCGCAGGAGCCAAAGGTGCATTCGGAGACTTGCCTTCTGATATTGTTGCAGACAGCACCAAAGCTGGTTACAAAATTTTAGAGACTGGGTTGTCTGACAATGCAGTTTATTACCCAGAGCTTTCGAACAAAGCCACAGCCGCAGCAACTGGCAATCAGGCTGCTTACGATGCGCTCAAAGACAGCTCAGAAGTTGTCAATGGCAGGAGAGTTTATGAGGCTGGTGCGCTTGACAGATTGCCAGACGGTGTTGAAAGTAACATAGCAGCAGACGCAATAACCTCATCTTCAACAGCACCAACATTCTTTGAAGGTGTGGGCAATAGGCTCTGGGGCGAAGGTGCCAAGGCCAACTGGAGTGCGGCTGGCGGTGCTGGTTTGGTTTCATTCGGTGTCAACTTGCTCATGGGAAAGAAGCCCAAAGAGGCAGCTAAGTCTGCGGGAGCTTCTGCGATCGGCATGGCTCTCGGAAATGCGATCTTGCCAGGAATTGGTGGAGTTGTCGGCAGCATGTTGGGTGGTGCTTTGGGTGGCAGAGTGATATGCAATGAGTTGATGCGTCAAGGCTTGATGGACAGGCAGAGCGTGATCCTTGACTATCGCTTCACGAGAGACTATCTTTCCCCGCGACACGTCAATGGTTATCATATCTGGGCAGTGTGGATGGTCAAGCAAATGCGCAAAGGCCGATTCGTTGGTCTTTGGAAGCACCTAGCCCAACACAGGTCGAATGAGATTGCTTACATATATGGCAAAAGATCCAAGCCAGATTACTTAGGCAAGGTTTATCGGAAGATGCTAGAGCCAACATGCTGGATTGTTGGTGGATTCACAACCAAGACAGATTGGTCTGTTCTTTACAAAGCGAAGGAAATTTAAATGGCTGAGCAAATGCCTGATATGCGTGGAGCGAACATGGGCCCAGATGCTGGGATGGATCCACGAGCACGAGAAGCAATGATGCAACCAGACGAAGAGATAGCAGCTGTTCTTCTGGCACGACTGACCAACATGTCTCCTCAAGAGTTGCAGATGCTTGATAAAGTTATCACTCCTGAAGTTGCACGCATCTTAACTAAGCTGCTCCCAGAGCTTGCACAGCTCATCGATGCAGTTGAAGGCCAACAGGCAGCTCCTCAACAGGCAGCTCCTCAGATGGGTGCTTTGGGCGGTATGTGATGGATGTTAGGAGAGCTGGGCCACTCGATATATCGGCGATTATTGCGCTTCTTATGGAAATGCATAAAAACACCGAGATTCCCGTCTCTCCGATAAGCAGTGAAAAGCTGGTCGCTAAGATCAGCGAAGCAATACACAGAGGCATAGTGTTCGTGGCAATAGACGAAAAAAACAAAATATCAGGCTCAATCGGAGGAACCATCGGCACTGACTGGTGGTCTGAGGAAAGACATCTTTCTGATATGTGGTTTTATGTTTCTGAGGCCAGTCGCAAGACTCGGGTTGCTTACGAGTTGGTCAAAAACTTTATAAGTGTTGCGAAAGATGCTAATGTGCCTGTGCGGTTGGGGCATGTTTTCTCCGGAGACATAGACCGCAAGGACAATTTTTTTAAAAGACTTGGCCTAGTGAAAGCTGGGTCTTTATTCGTGGGGACGTAAAATGGGTGGCGCATGTCAAAGCACAACAACGACACTTCCAACTTCTAGTTCGACTCTCTCAGGAACTGAGATTCCAGAGTGGGTGTCAGCTGGTGGCCGTATCCTTTTTGATCAAGCGATGGAGTTGGCCAAGAGTCCGTATCCTGAATATAGCGGTGCACGAATAGCGTCTTACACTGATCCAGAAACTGGGGAAGTCAGCAAGATGACTCCCGAAGAGCAACAGGCCATGGGAATCTTGCGAGATGACTCTGGTAGTTATAAGACCTACCTCGATTCTGGTTATGAGGCTGCACAAGGTCTTGGCCAAGGTTACGACAAGCAATCTTACGACACTCTCATGGGCTCTGACTTCAGCTTAGAATCAGCTCAACCTTTCTTAGACATATACCAAGGTGCAGCAGACGCAGGAGTGCGTGAAGCAGAGCGTCAAACAAGACTCGGGCAGAATGATGCCAGAGCTGCAGCTGCGAGGGCAGGAGCTTTTGGAGGCTCGCGCCTCGGGGTTCAAGAGGCTTTGTTGGGTTCTGAAGGTGCCATGGTGGCGGGTGACTTGCGAGCCAAGGCCGCAGCTGAAGGATTAGGATTTGCAGCGACCAGATTTGACGCTGACAGAGCTGGCAGGATGGCCGCAGAGGACAGACAACGTCAAGGTTACGAGACCGAAGAGGCTTCACGAGTTCGGGAGGCAGAGGCTTTGCAGTCTTATGCTCCGATGGTACAAGGACTACAAGAACAAGCTGCTGCTGGCCTCTTAGGGGTTGGCGAAGCTCGTCGGAAGCTAGACCAGTCCGCTCTTGACTTGGCGTTCACAGATTATACGGAACAGGCTCAATATCCTTACCAGCAACTAAACTTTGCGCTGGGTGCTCTCAAAGGTGTTCCGTATGAGCAAAGACAATTCTCCCTAGCTCAAGGCGAAACAACAGCACAAGCTCCATCAATATACGGTCAAACAATCGGTGGGCTAGGCTCTCTGGCGAGTGCGTATTACATGGGCAACAGATAAGGAGCCTGACATGGAAGAAGAAGACACAATCGGTGCAGCTGGAACTAGCTACGGTGACCTTCTCGGAATGTCGCAGGGTGCTCTGAATCGTTTGGGTGGCAAAGGCTTGATGGAAGATGCCATTGAGATTGCTCGGGAGATATCTCCTGAATACAAGCCTATTGACCCTGCTCTTCTGGCCTTCCAATTCTTCACGAACATGGCAGCTGAAGCCTCCAAGCCAGGACAAACAGCTCTGGGCGCAGCTTCAACAGCCTCATTGGTCCCAGCACAATACCTGATGAAAGATGCAATGGCCAAGCGCGAAGCTGAAGCCAAGCTCCCTGCAACTGCCATCAACATAGCCAAAGCGATCAAACCACCCAAGGCCACAGGAACAGGAACAGTCAACACATGGACTCTCGGCAAAGACATTCCTGGGCTTGGTAATGCAGGAGATCGAATAACTCTTACGAATGCAGCAGCAGCTAAAATTGCTTCGGAAGACCCATCTGCAATTGTTAAAGCATCAACAAAACCTTTGGCTGAAAAATATCTTCAGCAGGATCGTGTTCTTTACATGAACGAAGATGATGCAAGGGCGAAATTGTTGACATTCGGTGTTACAGAAGATGATCCTGAATTTACCACGATACTTAAATTGATGACCACTGATGATGAAGAGCTTCTTGGTAGACCAGTGATTCAAGCAGACCAGTATGTAAGTTTTTACATCCCTAGAGCTGGGGAAGATTCTGAATTCTCTGTTATAACAAGAGCACCAACAGGGGGAGCAGTTCCTGCGGAGGTTATGTCTCGAAACGAAGACCTCAAAAAGCTCGGCAAATTGGAGCTTGACTACATAGACAAAACCTCTAGTCTGCTTCCAACAATTCAAGTTGCGCTTGATACAATATATCAGAATCCAGGATTGACAGGAGTTGTTCAAAGTGCAACTCTGGATATTCGCGCAGCATTGCAGGGTGCTTTCGGCTGGTCAGATCCTGAAATTTCAGATCAACAACTTTTGAAAGCGATATCTAACAAACTCGCACCTTTGATGCGACCTCCAGGATCTGGTTCTACCTCAGACATGGAATTCAAGGCATACAAAGAGGCTGTTCTTTCTCTTGGCAACAATGCAAAAGCCAACTACCTTACACTGCACATGTTGAAGAAAACAACTGAAAATTCCGCAGCTGACATCAGATTGAGAAAAGAGCTTTTAATTCAAGGGAAAAGCAACAAATACATAAATGAGCGAATCAGAGAGCTGGACAAAGGCATATACAAGAAAATGCCACCACTTCAGACCAACAATGTTACAGAGTTCCGACAGGCAAGAGATACTTTTTACAACTCTTTGCAGAACGGTGAAGTGTTCATAAATAAAAACCCAGCCACTGGCCAGAAATTATATCCACAAGAACCTACTATTATGATCAAAGGCTGGAATGGTGGAAGTTAGGAACTGACATGGAAGATGAAGAGCTCACCTTTGACGAGCAGGTAGCAGCAGCTGATGCAGCTGAAGGAGGGTTGCCCGATGGTGCTCCCACCCAAGGGAATGATGTCAACCCAGAGACTATTGATCTAGAGGCTGAAAGGTCTTTGTTCGAGTCCATAAAAGCAATCCCATCTGCCCTGAGGGATGCCGCAACTGGCGAAGGCCAAGAGGTTGAATTCCCAGACATCCCAGAAGCCTCAGACATGGGTGGTGATGCTCCTGGATTGGTTGAAGGCTTGATTCCCAATATTAAAGTATTTCTTGCCAGAGACGATGTCGGCAAGAGCGAGATAATGGAAAAGTCTTTTCAAGGTGATGAGCGTTGGGGAGGCAGATTCCAAGACAAGTTCGGCAATCCTATGATTGTCTGGAACAAGAAGCCTTATTATGTCAACAAGCCAGGATTTTCTTCGCAAGATTTTGGTACATTCGTTGGCGAAACAATAAAAATGCTTCCCGCAGCTCTCACATCAGGAGGAGCAACTGTCCTCCAGACTATAGCCAGAGGTATTCCAATATATTCATCCACTGAAGTTGGTTCCCAGCTTTTAGAGGCTCAGATGACTCCGGAGACAACCAAGGCTAAGAAGCAGACAGCAGGTGATCTAGCCAAAGACGCAGCCACTGCAACAGCGGTTGGAGTTGCCGCAGACGTTGTGTTGCCACCAGCACTCAAGCTCGCAGGCAGGGCAGCTATGGCTCCTGTCAGGGGAGCAGCTAATGTTGCTGGAGTTCAACTCCCCCGATTCATGCGCCCAACACCGAATCAAAGCTCTCCCTACATAATGACTCAAGGCCAAAGGTCTGGTGAGTTGCCTGATCCTGAGATTGGACAGCTGGACACTTTGGCTTCTTCGGACATTGCACGTGAAGATATTTTGCGCAGGTCTGCTGGGGTGGATGCTGGAGCCAGCGACCAACTCAGAGGATTCGACAGGCGTCAGTTGGACCAGATCCGAGCGGATGCGACTCAGTTGCGTTCTAGGATGGGCTCAGGCGACCCAATGGTTGCTGGTGCGCTTGACACTCCCACAGCAGCCGCTGAAGGCATTCAATCAACGGCTCGAGAAACAGCTGAACGTCTCAAAGCAGAGGCTGATGCATCTTATAAAATTGTTGAAAATGCTGCTAACCAACCAGTGCTTTCTCAGCGTGGGTTGATGGAAACTGCCAGCGATGCGGTGGCGATGTTGCGAAAAGAGGTTGGTCCAGCGATGCGTGCTGAAATGCCTAATCTTTCCAAGCAGCTGAAGAAGCTGGAAAAGTTAGTCAAAATATCTAAGAACCCAAACTTCAAAGGTGCACCACTTAGGTCCATTGATGACTACCAAAGAGCTTTGGGTGTCCAGATAAAACAGGCTATGGCAGTTGGCGGCAATGCTTCGGAAGGTCGTGCGCTGACAATGCTCAAGAATCAGCTTAACGAAGCCTACAACACCGCAATAGAGCGCGGATTGATGTTCGGGGATCAAAGCGTAATAGATCAGCTGCAGAAATCTAGGCAGATTTACACGAAGTATATGGGCCTTACAGGGCAGCAAAGCAGCAAAAATGCATCAGTCCGAGCAGCCAACAAGATCTTGGAAATGATTACGAACACAGAAGCCAACCCCAAGCAGGTGGTCGGGGCATTGTTCGGTCATAACAAGTTCGCTCCAGCCAATGCGGTTCCAACTGTCATTCGCAAGCTGAAGTCAACTCTCGGAGAAGGTTCCGCAGAATACAAAGAGATCATTGGGCTGATGAAAGACGCAACTCTGGAAAGAGCTTTTGCTGGCACTGGCAGGTCTGGCGTAACAAGAACGAACATCGTGAACAATTACAAAAGTGTCTTCGGCAAGAACAAAGCTGTCATCAATGAGCTTTTCTCAAAAGAAGAGCTTGCGCAGATAGCTAAGTTCCGCAATGACGTAATGCCAACGCTCTGGGCAGAGATAAAACTCAACCCATCAGGGTCAGCTACCACCATATTAGGAGAGCTAGGCAGAGGTGGCCTTCTTAACTTTTTGTCTGGGATTCCTGGAGCTGGCGGTGCAGTCAGAGCAATCGAAGGTGGTTTCGAGGCCAGAGAAGTTCAAGCAATTGTCCGGCAATACCTCGACAGAGCCAAAGCACCTCTCTTCAGCACAGCAATCCAAGCTGAAACTAAGCCAGAAGCTATCGAGACAATCAACCCGCAGAGCTCCCCAGCATTGCAGAGCATAATTGAAGGGTTGTCCGAAGAGGACAGGGCAGCTCTTTTGTCCCCCTAAATGATTGATCCTGTCACAGCTTTCGCTGCTGCAAATGCTGCCTTCAAAGGCGTCAAAATGCTTGTGGGGGCTGGCAGGGAAATACAAGACGTTTCTCAGCAGCTTGGTGCATGGTATGGCGCAGTCGCTGATATAACTCGTGCGGAGTCTCAACGTAAGAATCCAACTTGGCTAGACAAAAAGACTCATGGTTCTGAAAACATTGAACAAGAAGCCATGGACATCATTGTCCGGAAAAAGACTTTACTTGAGAAAGAGAAAGAAATAAAATTTATGCTTGACTACAGGTTCGGGTTGGGAACCTACGACGAGATGCTTGGCATGCGCCGAAAGATACGCGCTGATCGTGAAGAAACTGTTTACAAGGCAATGGAAGCCAAGCGTCAGATTCAGAACAATATGGCCATAGGTGCACTTTCGCTAGGAATCATAGGAGTGCTGGGGGGAGGGATTTATCTTATTTACTTGGGGATCAGCTAATGTTAGCCAGTTTAATTTTATCAGTAACCCTAGCAGGTGTTGCCAACCCAACACACGTTCAATGCCACCTGTGGAAAAGATTCACAGACACAAATGGTCAGAAAGTGTGCGTTTACAGATTCACCGCAGGTTTCGGTGGCCTAGGATATCATTACCCAACACAGAGCTTCTCTGAATGCCCAAAGGTGTTCAGTTGCATCTACGAAAAGAAAGACAAAAGGCCTAGTCTGAGTGAGATCCTTGATGGCTTAAAAGATGGCTTCTAACAAGCGATCACATTGGACAATTCAATCCAGTCATCAGAAGTCACATTGCCTTGTTTGTGCCAAGCTGCCATTGCCATAACTTCTTTCTTAGCAGGTCTGTCTAGGAGCTTTTTGCCATTCTCACCATCTATTAATATCGTGAAGTCTCTCCCGACTCTGAAAAGGTACCAGCTCTTGCCACCCTCTCGGATGTGTTGGTTTGCCCAGAAAGTTTGACTTTGTCTAAGGCCACTGGTGAACCTTCCTCTTTTGGCCCACTTTTCAATGTACTTCAGCTCTATCCAACCAGACTTGCCATCCCGAATATAATGCACATCAGGCATTCCCCGCATGACTCTGTTCTCAACCCGATACATCTTCAACGGAAGGTTGTTCCGCAATAACGTCCAGAAATTACTCTCGCTCATATTTTTCTCCCTTTTTCTCTCAAGCCTTTTATGAAGCCAGACAGATCATGCTTGGCTGTCCAATATTTGTTCTTTGCGTCTTTGTGTGGGTCTTTGGCGAACATTTCATCTTGTGCTTTATCCACCAGAGACTTGTACCATTTAAGTTGCTGCTCTTCAAATGCGGAAAGTTTTCTCATTATTCCTCCGACAAGAAAAATGACATCGGATCTTTGGTCACAACGTCTGCTAGATTCTTTTTGTCCCGCAGAGCTTTGATGATCTTTGAGTCAATGGTCTTGGGACTCTCTATGTCGATGTATGTTACGTTCTGGGTTGTGCCTATGCGGTGACATCTGTCTTCCGACTGCAGTCTTGTTTCCAAGTCGAAACTGTTGGAATAATATATCGCGTAAGATGCAGCTGTTAGCGTCAAGCCAATCCCGCCCGACTGGGGCTGCCCGATGAAGTAACGCACGCTTGGGTCATTCTGGAAGCTGTCTACAGCCTTGACTCTCATGTCGTTAGACACGCCACCATGGTAGCTCACAGCCTTGTGCCCCAGCATCCGCTCAATCTGCGCAATATCAGCTCTGAAGCGTGCCCAGATTATGACCTTGTCATCAATATTGGCCAGCAGATCTTTCAGAGCCTCAAGCCTCGGATTCTTGTCGTCTATGGGTCTTGCTTTCTCTTCGGCAGGAAACCACCCACAAACTATCTGTTGCAGTCGTAGCAGCCTTGTTATGGCCTCCTGTGCGTCTATTACGTCACCTTCCAGCTCAACCACGAAGTCTTTTTTCAGAGAATCATACAACTTGCGCTGCTTTGGCGAGAGATCAACAAAGTGACGTTGATATATCTTGTCTGGCAAGTCCAAGCAATCTTTCTTCAGAACCCTGAATGAGTGGCCTTCAATGCTCTTGGTAAGCTCGTCCATATATTGATAAGAAACGATCTGCTTGTTCTCGTATCCTCCCATGACGCAGTACCTTGCCCTGAAAGAATAAAAGCTGTCGTAACCGAGGATGTAAGGATCGAGGAATCTGAATTGGCTGTACACGTCCTCTGGACCTTTGGTCACTGGGGTGCCTGTCATGATCCTGCGATAATTGGCTTGCTTGGCAAACTTGTGGATTGTCTTGGTGCGCTTGGCTCCTGGACGCTTGATCCGAGAGCTTTCATCCACCACCAAAAGAACCTTGTTGCTGAGGAGTATTTTGTTCATCAATGCCACAGCTGTTTGGCTCACAAAAGCCTCAACATTGAAAGAGAATATCTTCAGCTGATCGTGCCCAGACAATATGTCGTCAAACTTGGCTTTGTCTTTGGCCTTCATTCCGGAGTAATAATATGTCGAAGAGTATTGACACCACTCTGGCATGTGGTCTGGGATCTCTTTGTTCAGCCAATTGCGGTGCACCCCATTGGGTGCAATGACCACCAGAGCTGTTATCTCTCCAGAAGCATAAAGATACGCAGCATTGTCTATGATGACTTTTGTCTTGCCTGTGCCTTGTTCCATAAGCAGCGCGAATGACTCTTTGTCCCGACTCATATAAAATGCTTTACGCTGGTGATCGAATGGCTTTGTCTTGAAAAGGAAGTCACCCAGATCTTTCGGGGCTGCAGCTTTTTCTTTGCGAGTCAATTCGGCTTGATGCATTGTCTCAATATAATCGTCTAGGATGGGCGAAGCAGCTTCCGACCACACCGCCCTAGGCCAATGCTTGTTGATGTGGCTTATGTTGGCTCCTGTGGGTGCAAACAACAAGTCCCTGCCAACCCACTTCTTGAATCCTGGCAATGCCGCCAACTTTTGGATAGCATCACCATCTAGCTTAACTTTTGCTAGGCAGAACCTGCCATGAGCTTTGTCTATTTCCATGGTCGTAATTTTGGCCTCACTTTCTTGGGTTTGGTTAGGTTGTCGGAATAAAAGATGTGCGTCCCGATTGTCATTGCGGGGAACATCTCTTCAGCCCAAACAGGCGAAACGCTAGTGGCATGGTAGTGGTAATAATATCCACCCCAATACTTCTCACCAGTCTTGTGATTGAATATGGCGTCCTGAGCGAACATCTCTGCATCAGCCCACAAGTCACCGTCTGTTGGAATGCCAGCCCAACCATTGGGGCTGACGAAGCTGAATTGATTAGGCTGCATGACAACACCACAAATGGTGTCAGGGAAGCGATTGGACTCAACCCTATTCATTATGACCTCAGCCACAGCTCTTTGACCGTTGAGTGGCTCTCCACGAGCCTCGTGGTAAAGAGCTAACGACAAGCAAAGTTCCGCAATCATTGTGTTTCCCTCCAAACAAAATAAGTTTTGTAGTCGCCAACATATTTCATCATGTAATAGTTGTGACTGTTCATGGCTGTGGAATATGTCATATCTTTATATTCCACCACACGCTTTATCCCTTCGCCAATTTTAATTATTTCAGTTGCCCACATGGTTGTCACCTCGCAGGTTCAACTTGGCCAAAGTCTCCAGAGGATTGTCTAGCATTTTAGCCAGACCAGACTTGTAAGATTCACGGCAAGGATCGCAGATAGCAGACCCATCGAATGGTGGCTCGTGCAGGTGGAAAGCCTCCCCGCAGTTGCAGCAATCATATTCACCCATCACCTTCATCCTCCTCTGGCTTGCACTTCGGGCATGGGTCACGATGCATCACCCAGTGGAAATGCTCGCTGGGGCCACTACCACAACTCTCCGGACGCTCATCCTCAATCCAACCATCAACGCAGTTGTCCTCGTCGCATTCGACTTCTCCGGAGCCATTGCAATCCTCGCAATCAACCCACTCACCAACAGGCTCCAGCGTCCCTCCGAAACGCTGGTACAAAGTCTTTTCAACTTTGCCTTTGTGGCCTGTGTGCTCACAATCTGGGCAGGGGATCATGCGTCCTCTCCCACTTGAATTTTCATTGGACGGTTGACAACGGTCTGCTTCTCGCCATTGTATTCTTCGTGCTTCTTGACGGTGGCTTTGAAGCTGATTGGGAAACTCTCACCTTGCCCAAGCCACTTGCCCATATACTTGATGGTGTTGCCGTCTTGGGTCTTGATGAGGTAGATGTATGTTGTGCCCCACTGATTGTCACCTTTCCAGACGAGACGTGCTGTGCCTTGAAAGTCTAGGCGATCACCAACCTCCCCGATGAAATTAGAAGCAGCTTTCACATCTGCGATTTCTTTGGCTTTGGCATCGTTCGCAGCTGTCAACTCAGCAAGCTTCTCAGCAGCTAGAGAGTTGTCACGCTCGAAGATCACCTCAGTGCGCTTAGGGTTAGGGCCAGAGGATCCAGTTGAATCGTCGTAAGAGCGGTGGATCTTGTACATAGCCACCACACCAACACCATCAACAACAAATGCTCTGCAGAAGTCACGACTGCGACGACCCCAACCAGTTGTGCCTTGGGCCCATGGTGTTGATCCTGCATACTCAACGATAATCGGAGCTTCAAGGATCACGATGCTCTGGCCAACTGCAGAGGGAACACTGTCACCCCAACTCAATTCACCATCTTTGGCATTGGTGTTGTGGCCCACAACGCGAGCCATATAATTCATTTGACCAACTGAGGAGAAATATCCACCTTTGTTGACACAGCCTTTGAGGGACATGTAGAGGTCTTTGTCATGATCAGTCCAACCGATTTGCATTTTGCACTCCTTTCTAAGTTAACAATCGTAGTATCCTTCTTCTGCGCCGAAAAGTAAAGAAGAAAGAATTGTTGAAAAACAAAGACCTCTGCTTTTTTACTATTTAAATTTATTCACATCACTAGCCCAAAGCACCAATGAAGCCTTCTCGTTGCCTGAGCTAGCCATCACTCCTGCCCTGACAACACGGCCATATTGATGAGCCTTGGCCAAGGCATTGCTGACCTCGGAGCGGTGGAGCCTGTCTTTTTGATTGGGGTGCGCCTCATAATAAGCCTCATCACACTCACCTGTCGTCAAGTAATTCTCTTGGGTGCGCAGGATGTCAATGATGTTGCTTTGAATCTGGCTGGCACCATGCTTGGCAACAACAGTCGCGTTGATAGGGCGATCGTCTTTTCTGGGCAAAGAAGCTGATGGTGTGACTTTGACTTTTACGCACCGCACAGCCCGATAATCAATCTTGGCAGAGTGGTTTTCATAGTTCGGTAATACGTGCGCCAGAACCTGATCCCCAATGTCGAGGTTAAGGAATCCAGCAATCCGATTGCCGATGAAAACTGTCTCACCTTCTTGGGTGACGCCAAAGCAATTTTGCTTGAATGAAACTGACTCGATCAAGACGTGCAGCTCTTGAGTTTCTTCGATTGGTGTTGTCATAATTTTTCTTTCTCAGTTTGAAGTTTGATGAGCAGTTTGAATCCATGCTCAGGGATTGGGCTCAGGCTCCCGAAGCAGCCAGAGGCTCGATTAGCCAAGGATCATCCTCAGCGTAAAATTTAGGATTGATAACTTCGAAAACAGCATGCACCAACTTGTTTTTGTGCTTGGTCGCATCCATTGCGATCCACTCTCGTTGCTGGTTATCGATGGTTGTGAAGTCACGAGTGTCAACAACAATGACGTGCTTGGTTATTTGAACCACATAAACCTTACCAGCCTCAAGTGTCGGAAGGAATTTGGAGAGCTTGGTACGCTTCTCGAGACCAGACCACTTGCCAGATACGCCCAGAGAGCGACAAGCTGCTTTCAGGTCGCTGTTCGTTATGCCTTTTGCGTGACGCTTTCCACGCACCGCTCTAACAGCTCTGTAAGCCTCCTCGTACTCTGTACCACAGAGCACAGCGATGGCGTATGGACCACACCATGTTTTACGGTAAATCCCAGTGTCGCAATAAATCATTTGACGTTTGGCAGGGGTGTGCTTCTTTTCCATTTTAGTTCCTTTCTAAAGAATTGAGGAGGTGGTGGGGCCGAAGCCCCAGTTGATTAAGCAGCTATTGGGTTTACCTCAAAAGCATAAAGTTTTTCGTTTGAACTTGGCAAATTTTCCAAGCTGTTTGTGTGAATTGCAATTGTGCTTTGGATGTAAACTTTTTCGTCTGGGTGAAATCCAGCGGGGCTGATAAGGTCTTTGTTGTTGATTACAACGTAGCGCGTAGAAACAACCATCAGATCAGCAGCCATTGTATCTTTAAAGTTTTTCAGCTCATGAAATGCGTTGTTCAAGGCAAGATCCAACGTCTTAAATTCTTCAACCAGCGTATCAGTGATTGCGTCATTCATTTCATCATATGACAAAACGTCATCTTTGTTAGCTTTTGCATCTCTCAATTCATCAAGAATTTCAGCCATGCGAACACTGTCGGATTTAGATTTTGCAATTTGTTCTGGGGTGGCGTCAGCCAACATTACTTCAAGCTCTTCGATGCGCGCTTTGATCTTTGATTTATTCGGTGTCATTGTTAGTTCCTTTCTCAAACCGTCAGGGCCTCTCCCTTCCGATAAAGAGAGTATGTCTTATTTCTTCAGAGAAGGCAAGAGTTATTTTCATAAAAGATGAAAATAGTTTTTATATAAATGTTTACAACATCTTACGAACCTTTTCGACATAGATTTTTCTGAAGCCTTTTTTGATAGAGCCTTTCAATAAGTACCATTCACCCAGTTTTCCATCCTCCACGATTGGCTTGCCTATCTTTTGGTACTTGAACCTGTCGACTGTGCATATTATTGGAGCTGTGTCATCTTCCAGAGTTATGTTAAGCCATAGGTTATTGCGGTCAACTCTGCGACCACCACGTTTAGCCAAATTTACAGCTTCATTCATATCCCTCAAATTTTTCTCTTTAAGTTTGCCAAAGAAAACGAATGTCCCTGGATTATCACCATCGAGCTCTTGAATGTCTATTATTTTTGAGCCAATGTTGTGAGCCTTTGGATCTTTCTTGATGTGTCCGAATTTTCTTTCACACTCAAAAATATCGTCATAGGGTGTCGTGCCTGTGTTTAGGAGGGTTTCTTGCCTTGGGGTTAAAGGTTGCTCATAGGTGCGCCTATTTTCAATGTCTGCGGCCATTTTTGGCCCGATGCCTTTTATCCCTATCAACCCACCAATCAGTTCATTATTTTGAACTGACCAGTTGGCCTTGGACTTGAATTTGTCGAATGGCTTGTAGGTCAATCCCTCGGTAACAACTTCCCTCAACAGCTTGACAGCTTGGTCGTCATCCTTGACATTGCGGAGGCAAGCAGCAGCATACTCGAGTGGGAACCTGCTTTTCAAAACGCAGCACCAATAGCTGACAAGAGCGTATGCAATCGCATGGCTTCTGTTGAATGCCATTGATCCCATTGTGTTGATGTTATCCCAAATCTCACGAGCTTTTTTCTCATCTATATCATTTTCAGCTGCACCAATTTTGAACCTTTGCCAGTACCTGTCAAAAAACTCTTCACCAAGGGATTTGCTCATTGCCCTGCGGAGCTGAGAAACTTCTTCCCAAGTCAGCTTGCCAACCTCACGAGCTATCGTCATAACTTGTTCTTGATAAACCACAACACCGTAGGTCACTTCTGTTGTTTCTTTTGTCATTTCATGAAAATGATAAACAGCCTCTGCCCCAGTTCTCTTTTTTATGAATTCGGTTGTGCCTCCTGAATTGAGTGGTCCAGGACGAGCCAAAGCTGTTATTGAGGATATGTCTTCAAAATTGTGCACCTTCATTTGCCTAGTCACAGATTGCAGTGCATAGCCTTCGAATTGAAATATACCTGCATATTTCTCATCATTCAATATTGCGAATGCCTTCTCATCTTCCAGCGGGAATTTGATCAGTTGATCCCGAACCCAGCCAACCTGATCCAAAACGTCTTGCAATACGGAAAGTGTTCTGAGGCCCAATGCATCAATCTTCAGCAGATTGAGATCTTCAGCGTCTTTCTTGTCTATTTGAGCAGCACCAGTCTGCGCGCTTACAGAGCAATATTTGCTAACAGGCTCTTCAGTTACCAGAATGCCAGCAGCATGAACACCAACGTGCCTAGCGTGGTTCTCCATTGATGCTGCAATCTTCATCTGTGGGTACTTTTCCAAAACATCTCTGCCAACATCAAGATCGTTGAATGTGTCAAGGATGCAAAACGCAGCACGAGAGTCACCACCACTACGTTCGATGATCGCACCTTTCAGGTCATTGACTTCCCATGCGGGGATGCCAAGCTCTTTGGCCACTTCTGCTATTGTGCTCTTGGCTTTGTATCGGCTAACCGTTCCGAGGTGTGCAACTTTTTCCGCACCGTACTTGTCCCTGAGATATTGAAAAACCATCTCCCTGCGGTCATCCTGAAAGTCGATATCTATGTCTGGCAAATCAGCTCTGGTAACATCAATAAATCTTTCAAAAAGCAGACCATGAAAGATCGGATCAATGTCGGTTATGCCAGTAAGGTAACAAACCAAAGAACCAGCAGAAGAACCACGTGCAGGACCAACCAACATGTGCTCTTTGGCGTAACGAATCATGTCAGCAATCACAAAGAAATAATCCTCAAATTCCTTGCTGGCAATCATGTCCAACTCTCGCTTGAGCCTAGCTGCATAAACTGGATCTTTCAGGTCAATGCCCAGTGCCGGAGCACCATCATCGCAAAGCTCTCGCAAAGTCTTTTTTGAATGAAATGCGATCATTTGCGCAACTGGAAGGTCAGCATTGCAAAGCTCTGCAACTTTGTAGGTGTTGTCGATGGCTTCTTGCGTTCCCCAAGGCACAGCAGCTTTCCACTCCCACTCGTCGAGGATGTGCATGGGCCCACTGCGATCTGTGCGGTTGCGGCCACACAAAACCTCGTAAGCCTTCTTGTCCGATGGCTTGGGATAAAAGTTGTCGCTGGTGGCGATGGTCTTGAAGCCTTTTTGAGCAGCCCACTCAGCTGACTTCGGAGAGCTCATTGGTCCAAGCTCGACGTAAAGATTGTGTTTTTTGGTCAAAGGAAGCATCGACCAGTCTGGGTGCGATCCGGACAACATTATCACATTGTCACTGACATCGAACAAGTCTGAATAACTTATGCGTGGATAATAGTAGAAATTCTCTTTGGATGTGCTGCGGGAAACAAGCTCATATATCTCAGCCAACCCATCATT